AAGCGGTAAATATTACCAACTTAGATGCTACTCCGATTGTTAAGACGGATAGCGAAACTAACGGTGGAAAAATCAGAGTATCTTACGATAACTATGAAGCTTCATCATTAGCAAGTGGATCAGACATTACGATTGGCAGAATACCAGCCAACGCAACTATAATGGATGTTGTTCTAAAGTGTGATGCTTTAGGCGGATCTTCAACTTTAAAAGTTGGAGACAGCGGAGACGATGACAGATATTTAGCTGCAGTTGGAACATGGAATGCTGCTGGTCAAACACAGTCAATGTTAGGTGGCTCTACAGCTGCTAATACAGCAATGACTGGTCTGGGATACAGAACAACTGCATCAACTGATATTGTAATCACAACTGGAGGAGCAACTATAAGTGGCTCTATTCATTGTTGGGTTATGTACACTGTTGAGTAGTTAATACATTTTGTTTGGCGGATGAAATACTCCGCCAGGCGATAAGATTATGGCAAGAAAATCAAAGCCTATTTCAAGAAATAAAAGAAATTACAGACCTACTAAAAAAGGTGCTGGAATGACAAAAGCTGGAGTTAGAGCTTATCGAAAAGCTAATCCAGGATCAAAATTAAAAACCGCAGTAACTGGTAAAGTTAAAAAAGGATCGGCTGCTGCAAAAAGAAGAAAATCATATTGCGCAAGATCTGCTGGTCAACTGAAAAGAAGTTCAGCAAAAACTAGAAATAATCCTAACTCTAGGATCAGACAAGCAAGACGAAGATGGAAATGTTAAAGTGAAGTACCTTTTAATTTTATATGTATGCAGTTATGCAACAGCAGAAACTAAATGTAATGACGAACGAATTACTGGATCTTTTGATAATTGGTCCACATGTATTAATCAAGGATACCAACAATCACATTTTTTATTAAACGAACTTTATAAAGAAGATTTCGAAGATGAGAAACTAGCAATTAGATTTTCATGTAGAGAACAAGGAGAACAAACATAATGGCAAGTGCAGTAGATATAGCAAATTCAGCTCTCAATCTTTTAGGAGCATCAACAATTTCAGCATTCACAGATGATAGTAAGAATGCAAGATTAATTAATCAAAGATATGAGAATGTAAGAAATAGAGTTTTTAGATCTCATGCTTGGAACTGTTTACATAAAAGAGTTCAACTTGCTCAAAATAGTACAGCTCCAGTTATAGAATATACTTATGCTTATGCTTTACCTTCAGATTGTTTAAGAGTTTTAAAAGTACACAATGGTACAACAGATAGTATTCAATCAGCTATCGATTATAAATTAGAAGGCAGAAATATTGTTACTGACGAAGGAACGGTTTATTTAATCTATGTTGCTTTGGATACAGATCCAAACAATTACGATAGTTATTTACAAGAAAGTATTTCTCATCAACTTGCTGCTGATCTTTGTTATGCAATTACAAACAATGCAACACTAGCTAATAATTATATGGCAAGAGCAGATGAGAGATTAAGAGAAGCAAGATTTATTGATGCTTCTGAAAATAGTTTAGGAACTATTGAAAGTAATGAATTTACTGATGCAAGGTTATAATGGCAAGAACCACATTAGCCTTAACGTCTTTTGTTTCAGGAGAGTTTGGAAATAAACTTACTGGTCGAACAGATTTTGATAAATATAATTCTGCAGCAAAAACAATGGAGAACTTTTTAGTTCATCCTCAAGGTGCTGCTACAAGAAGAGTAGGTACTCAATTTATTGCTTCAGTTAAAACTGCTGCTGCTAAAACAAGATTAATTCCTTTTGAGTTCTCAACTACTCAAACTTATATTTTAGAATTTGGAAATAATTATATTAGATTTTTTAAAGATAAAGGTCAGATCACATCTGGTGGATCTGCTTATGAAATATCAACTCCGTATTTAACTGCAGAGTTATTTGATATTAAATTCGCTCAATCTGCTGACGTTATGTATATCTGTCATCCTAATCATGAGGTTATGAAGTTAAGTAGAACTGGCCATACTTCATGGACACTAGCTCAAGTTGATTTTACAGATGGACCATATCTTGCAACTAATTCAACAACTACAACATTAACTCCAGCTTCTGCTTCTGTTGGAACTGGCGTAAATGTTACTGCTTCTGCAGTTACTGGCATTAATGGTGGTGCTGGATTTCAAACGACTGATGTTGGAAGATTAATAAATTTTAATAGTGGGATTGCAAAAATTACATCACGAACAAATACTACGGTTGTTGTTGTTACGATACTTACAGCTTTTGCTAATACTAATCCTATTACAGATTGGAAGCTAGGAGCATTCTCCGATACGACTGGACATCCAAGTTGTATTAGTTTTTACGAACAAAGATTAGTTTTTGCTGGAACAATAGATGAGCCACAAACAATATTTTTTTCTAAGGCTGGAGATTATGAAAACATGACTTCAGGTACTAACGCTGATGATGCTATGGTTTACACTATTGCTGCTAATCAAGTTAATGTTATTAGATATTTAAAAGCACAAAGAACTTTAGTTATAGGAACAACCGCTGCAGAATATACTGTATCAGCTGATGGAACTGATGCTTCCATAACACCAACTAACATTACAATTAAAAGACAAAGTTCTTATGGATCTGCAAATGTAGATGCAGTTACCGCTGGTAATGCAATATTGTTTTTACAAAAAGCAAAAAGAAAAATTAGAGAACTAGCTTATAACTTTGATAGTGATAGTTACGTTGCACCAGATCTAACTATTTTAAATGATGCTGTTACTGATAGCGGAATTGTACAAATGGAATGGCAACAAGAGCCAGATAATATTTTATGGTGTGTAAGAGAAGATGGTCAGTTAGCTGGTTTAACTTATCAAAGATCAGAGAATGTTGTTAGTTGGCACAGACATATCTTAGGTGGAGCTTTTGGATCAGGTAATTCTGTTGTTGAAAGTATAGCTAGTATTTCTGGAGATCTTAACGAAGATGAACTTTGGTGTATTGTTAAAAGAACAGTCAATGGTGCTACGGTTAGATATGTAGAATGCTTTTCTGATTTTGATTTTGATGAAACTGCTTCTACAGATTTTAAATTTTTAGATAGTCATTTAAGTTATTCAGGATCTGCAACAACTACATTATCTGGATTAAGTCATCTTGAAGGACAAACAGTATCTATCCTGGCTGATGGATCTGTTCATGCAAATAAAACTGTAAGCTCAGGAGCTATTACATTAGATAGATCAGTTACTAAAGCTTGTGTTGGTTTAGCTTATGATAGTGTTTTACAAACTATGAGAATAGAAGGTGGATCTGCAGAAGGTACCTCTCAAGGTAAAATAAAAAGAATTTCAAAAGTAGTTTTAAGATTGTTTGAAACGGTAGGTGTTAAGGTTGGACCAAGTTTAACTAACTTAGAGACAATACCTTTTAGAACAACATCAAGTGATTTATCCGCACCAGTAGATACGCTTGTTGAAGGAGACAGAGAAATAGAATTTGACGATGATTATAATAGTGATGGACATATATTCATAAAGCAAGATCAACCACTACCAGCTAGTATTCTTGCCATATATCCAACGCTCGTTACAAACGATGGCTAAATTTACTGTTGTTCCTTATGAAACGGAACATGGAGATGAAATTATTGAGTTTGGCATGAATAGTAAGCTCATGGAATTAGATGCTAGTTATACCAATAATAGACTAGACATGGCTATTCCAGGTTTATCATTTACCTTATTCTTAGATCGAACACCGATTGTATCAGGTGGCATAGTTCCAATGTGGGAAGGTGTTGCTGAAGGTTGGGTATTATCATCAAAACATATTTACGATTACAAAATTAAAGCTGCATCTCTGATCAGAAAAAGACTGGATTATCTATGCACAAATAACAAAATTATAAGATTACAAACTGCAGTCAAAGAAGAGTTCCTAACTGGTGTTAGGTTTGCTCAATGGCTCGGTTTACAAAAAGAAGGTCTAATGAAATTTTATGGATTAGATCAAACTAACTATTGGAGAATGGCTAAATACTATGAGCGCATTAGGTAACATCGCAGCAGCACAATCTGCAAAAAGAATATCAGCATACAACGCTAAAGTCACAAGAATGGAAAAAGACTTTATTGAAGCTAAAGCAGAAGTTAATAAAAAATTTTATAAAGATGTAACAAAGCCATTACTTTTAAAGAACCAAGAAAAAGCTAGAGATAATTTATTTGTAAATATTTTAAGTAGTGGTGCTGAGTTTAGAGAAGGTACTACTCCTTATGATGTGATGTTAGAAAATAATGTTAATGCAGCATTCAATGTAGTGATCGCTGATTACAATGATGAAATGGATTACAACGATCAACTTAATCAATCTTTAATGTTGGAAGCAAAAGCTCAAGGACAAGAATACGCTGGTCGTATGACTGCTAGAGCGCAGAAGTTTGCAGCTGTTGGATCGCTGTTAAGTGATGCTAATAAATTAGGTATGATTGGATAATGGCAATATTAAAAGTAGAACAAGTTAAAGGACAAGTTAATACTGGTAATGTTCCAAGAGCATCAGGTTTAGCTTTACCTCTATCACTTGCTAATCAACAAGCTCAAGGTTTTAAAGCTTTCGCAGATGGAGTTACAACTCTTTATGCTGCACAGAAAAAAGAAGAGGACCTAAACGAAGCTCAATCTATTGCAGATGAGTTATCAATAGATCTAATTAAAAAATATAATAAATATAAATCAGGAAGTAATTTAGAATTAGCCTTAGAAGGTTTTAATAATGATGTAAGTTACGAAAAAAACTTTAAAGATTTAGGATCTAACAAAAGAGTTAAAAAAGAAGTTAGAAAATATGTAAATGACTTTCAAAGAAAATACTCATTAGATCTTTTAGGCAAAGTAACTGAAAACCATCAATCAATTACTAAAGCTAGAAAAACTCAAACATTAAACCAAATGGTAATAGATCAAGTTGCTGGTGGTAAAAATGGTTTACTTGCTAAAAAGCAATATAATAATTTCTGGTCAGATCCTTTAAATTTGGAATATTACGGTGCTGAACAATTAGAAAAATTAAAACAAGAAAAAGATCTTGAGATTATAGAATTATCATTAATTGAAGGTGGTAATAGAGGACAAGTTAATCTTTTAAATAATGAGCAAAGAAAAGAAATAACTGAGGCTTTACCGTTAAAAAGTCAAAAGGCAGTTATTAATAAGATTAGAAATGGCGACATATCAAGAACAATCAAGTCTGAAGAAGATATTATCTTTGCCGAAAAGAAGGATAAACAATTTAAAATCGAAACATTTACAACAGCATTACTTGCAATCAATGATGCTAGATTAAATGCTACAAATGAAAATATATCAAGAAATCCGTCATTAGATGATCTTTATGATCTAAGACAAAGTGGAGCTATTAACTCTTCACAATATGATCAACTACTAAGATTTAAAGCTAATGATAAAACATTGGATGATCCAGCTATATTACAAATTGTAAATGCTTCGTTTGCTTTAGCTGATAGTGTTGAAAAGATTGATAGCCTTCAAGAAGATGTAAATCTTAATAAAGATATTATGCAAGGCTTAACTCCTAAAAGTATTATCAAATATAATCAGTTAGCTGAAAAATATAAAAAAGATACTACGTTTGGAACTGAAGATAAAAAATTCAGAGAGTTGTTAGATATAGGTTCTAAAAGAATATTAAAAAGCAATACTAAAGGTTTAAATTTATTTCAAAATGCTCAATCAGCTAATTATGATTATTTAGTTAAAGCTGAAGCTAGAGTTAATGAATATGATGATTTAACATTAAATAAAAATTTTACTCCTGAACAAGCTTACGCAGAAGTTATTAAAAAATTAGGTAAGGATGAATTACCTGAGCTACAAGATTTAGAACAACCTAAATCTATATCTATAAATAATTTTAAAAAGAATTTTGAAGCTCATCCAAAAGATGCTTTTAATGATTTAAGAAAAGCAGTTGCTTTGGCTTTTAAAGATAACAAAGATATTGAAACTTATAAAGATGATCTTAGAAAAATAGATGTCATGGAAGATACTTACGATACTAGATTAATAATAATGAAAGACGAAGATTTAGCTTTAGGAAAAGAATTTTTACCAAAAAAGGTTAAAAAATAATGGAAGAATTTAATACTTACGATTTATATCTTAACCAAGTTAAACAAGATGACGTTTACAATAGTAAAGAATATAAATTATTAAAAGAAAACAATATTGATACAGCGGAGATAGAAGGTATCGATAAAGATCCTGATGCTGGAGAAATAGTATTTAATAAAGATCAAAAATTATCTGATGAAGAAAATAAAATATTTTTAAAAGATGTAACTGACTTTATGTTGGATATACCAAGAGATACTTTTATTAGTGCGCTTAGAGGTGGAACTAACGGATTACAATTTGTAAATAATTTTGCTGGAGCTATTGGTTTAACAGAAGAATTGTTTGGTCCAGATGCTACAGATCAACTTAATCAAAAGTTTGAAAAGATAAAATCCGATTTAGACAATGCACAAGTAGATAGTCCATTTGTTACTAAAATGATTGGGATGGCTGGTCAAGATGCGATGTACACATATCCAATTTATAAAAAGCTTCAGAAAGCTGGATTACCTAAAATGTGGAGATTACCATTAGCTTTTGCTTTGGGTGGTGCTTTAGCATTTGATAAAAAAGAAAGCTTCTTTGTTGATAGTAATTCAATGAGAAATCTAAAGTCTTTTATAGGTGTAGCTGAAGATACTCCAATAGAAGAGATGTACGATAAAGCTGTC